CAAGTCGGAAGGCTACCGGGCGTTCCAGGGCGGGCAGGCGCAGAAGTGCCGCATCGAGGTCAAGAACACGCTGGTTGGCGCCGACGCCAACGTGGCGCCGGACCGCCGCCCCGGCATCGTGCCGGGCGCCGCGCCCATGCTCACCATCGAGAGCCTGTACGCCAGCGTGCCGACCTCGAGCAACGCCATCGAGTTCACGAAGGAAGCGTCCTTCACGAACTTGGCGGCGGAGGCGGCCGAGGGTGCGGCGAAGGCCGAGTCTTCGCTCACCTGGTCGCTGGTCAATATGCCGGTCTCGACGATCGCGCACTGGATCAAGATCAGCCGCCAGCTCGCGGCCGACAACGCGGCCCTCGCCGCATACGTCAACGCGCGCATGACCTACGGCGTGAACCGCCGGGCGGAGTCCGGTCTGGTCACGGGCAACGGCACGCCGCCGAACCTGAGCGGCTTTATGACCGCCGGCAACTTCACGGCGCACGGCTACACGGACGCCGCGCTGGCGGCGATCGGCTCGCTCAAGAAGCTGATCCTGATCCGCAGGGTCCTGGCGGACCTGTGGAACGCGGGCTATCCGGCCAACGCGATCGTGCTCAACGCCTCCGACTTCGCCACCATCGAGCTTGAGGTGATGGGCAGCACGGCCACCGGGACGCGGATTGCGTACGCCCCGGACGGCAGCCCGCGCCTGTTCGGCATCCCGGTGGTGCAGTCGATCGGCATGACCGCGGATCTGTTCGCGGTCGGCGACTTCCGCCAGCACGGCTCCATCTACAACCGCGAAGGCGTCATCGTCGAGATGTCGGAAAGCGATTCCGACAACTTCACGAAGAACCTGATCACGGTTCGGGCGGAGCGTCGCATGGCCCTCACCTCCGAGGTGCCGGCCGCAATCCGTGGTGGCGACCTGACGCCGGCCTGATCCCAGCAACCTGACGAGCCGGGCGGGAGCGATCCCGCCCGGCCTGGAGGCGTCCCATGACCCGAATTCGATTCACGCGCTTCGGCGCCTGCACCGCCTGCGGCAACTTCGAGCCAGGCACGATCGCGCACTTGTCGCCAGCGCTTGCCAAGCACCTTGTCGAGGAGCTCGGCGTGGCCGAATTCCTGCAGGTGCCGCCCGCGCCCAGCGCGTCTCCGCCCGCGGCCGAGCCAGCGGCCGAGCCAGCGGCCGAGCCAGCGGCCGAGCCAGCGGCCGAGCCCGAAACCAAGGGGCGCCGGGGCGGACGCAAGTGAGCCTGCGCGTAGTCACGCCGCCCGACCTCGAGGCGCTGACGATCGCCGAGACGCGCACGCATCTTCGCGTCGATCAAACCTGCGACAGCGCGCTGTTGGCTTTGTACATCGATGCGGCGCGCGTCCGCGTCGAGCACGAGCTGCAGCGCTCGCTCGTCGCAAAGACCTACGAGCTGACGCTCGATAAATTCCCCACCGGCGCGATCGAGCTGCCGGAAGGCCCCATTCCCGGTCTGGGTACGCTCGCCGTCCTCAGCGTCAAGTACACGGACGGCAGCGGCATCGAGCAGACCGTCGACCCGGCAACCTATATCGTTGATGCGTACAGCAACGTGCCGACAGTTACGCCGGCCTCCGGCTGGCCGACACCGAAGGCCGTGCCCGGAGCGGTTCGCGTGCGCTACACCTCGGGCGCCTCGAGCGCCGCCGGCCTGCCCGCGGGCGTCAAGGCCTGGATGCTGCTCGCGGTCGGAGCCATGCACGAAAACCGCGAGGAGTTGGGCGGGGCAGGCGCTGTCGCGCCGATGCCATTCGCCGCCCGCCTTCTCGATCCTTACCGATCGTTCCGCTGAGGGAATCTGAACCGTGAAGGCAGGCCGCCTCGACCGCCGCGTGCAGCTGCAGAGTCGCGTCGTAACGCGCAACGCCAGCGGCGAGGATGTCGTGACCTACTCGGTCGTCGGCGACGTCTGGGCGGAGAAGTTCGATCTGCGCGGGCGGGAGTTCTATGCCGCGCAGCAGGCGAAGGCCGACGTGACGACGCGCTGGCGGATCCGCTGGCGCAGCGACGTGTCCGTCCTTCATCGTCTCGTCTACGAGGGGCGGAGCTACGACATCAACGCCGCTGCCGAGATCGGCCGCCGCGAAGGGCTCGAACTCGTCACGACGGCAGACGTGCCATGACTGAGGATGTGACGATCACGGGCCTGCGCGAGCTGCGCGAGGCGCTGCTGCGGACCATTCCGGTCGAGATGCAGGGCCGAGTCCTGCAGAAGGCGCTGGCGGCCGGCACGAAGATCGCCCTGGCTGCCGCGCGGGCCAACGCGCGCCGCGGCGGCGAGCAGTTCCCGGACGTGATCACCGGGACGCTCTCCCGCGCGATCTACGCGAAGCGCTCGCGCTGGGGCAACGAGCCGACGCTCGAGTACCGGATCATCGGCGTCCGCCGCGGCAACAAGTACGGCAAGAACCGAGTCTCGGCCGGAAAGAAGAACATGGACGCCTACTACTGGAAGTTCGTGGAGTTCGGTCACCGGCAGGGCACGAAAAAGACCGGATATTTGCAGAAGAAGGGCCGCGGCGCCGGGGGTCGGTCGATTGGATTCGTAGAGCCGCAGCCGTTCATGCGGCCGGCGTTCGAGTCCACGAAGAACCAGGCGGCCGTCGCGATTCGTGACGCGCTCAAGCGTCAGGTCGAGGACGCGGCGAGGAAGGCGCGATGGTGAGCCCGGTCGAAACCGTGCAGGCGGCGCTGCTGGCGAATTCGGTCGTAACGGCCCTGGCCGGGACGCGCGTTTTCCAGACCACTCGCACGCAGGCCTTCGAGACGCCCGCCGTGGCGGTCTCGCAAGTCGGCCGTACACCGTTCAATCACCTGGCCGGGCCGCCGACGCTCGACGCCGCCCGGGTGCAGGTCGATTCGTTCGCGACCACGCGCGGCCAATGCCGGGCGCTGGCCGATGCCTGCCGGGCCGCGCTCGAGGCGGTCGGCATCGTCACCGAGGGCGAGTTCGAGGGATTCGAGCCCGACGTGGCCGAATACCGGATCACTCAGGATTTCTCAGTTTGGACATGAGGTAAACGCAGATGGCGCAGAAAACTCAGGGCACGGTCGTCTACATGCAGTCGGGCGCGCTGGCGGCGGCGACGACGATCACCGCAATCACCAAGGCGAACCCCGCCGTGGTCACCACGTCGGCGGCGCACGGCTACGTCGCCGGCGATGTCGTCGTGATCAACGGCGTCGTCGGAATGCAGGAGGTGAACGCCCGCGCGTTCGTGGTCGTCGCGCCGTCGGGCAGCAACTTCAGCCTGAAGGGCGTGGACTCGACCAACTACACGACGTACACCTCGGGCGGCACCGCCCAGAAGGCCACGCTGACCGCGATCGGCGAGGTGAAGGCGCTGCCGGATCTCGGCGGCACCGAGCCGAACCCGATCGACGTGAGCCACCTGCAGTCGTTGTCGACCGAGGAGATCGCCGGCCTGCCGAAGCAGTCCCCGATCACCTTCGAGTGCTGGTTCGACCTCGGGACGGCGGGCCAGTCGGCGCTGATCGCGGCCAATCAGGATCTCAACGACCGCGCCTTCCATATCCTGAAGCCGTCGCGCTGGAACCTGACCGTGCTCGCGCAGGTCTCTGGCTTCCGGGTGACGGGCGGGGACGTGAACTCGGCCTTCAGCGCGTCCGTGACGCTCACGCCCCGCGCGGCGGGCGCCTGGTCGGTAACCGCGTGATGCTGACCCGCGAGCATATCCTCGCCGCGCAGGATCGCGCGAGCGAGGACGTCGCGGTCCCCGAGTGGGGCGGCGCGGTGCGCGTGTCGGCCATGTCGGGCGCGCAGCGTGATCATTTCGAGCAGTCGCTGCTGGTCGACGGCCGACCGGACACGACCAACGCGCACGCCAAGCTGGTGGCGGCCTGCGTGGTGGACGAGTCCGGGGAGCCGCTGTTCTCGGCGGCGGACATCGAGGCGCTCGGCAAGAAGAGCGCCGCGGCCCTGGGCCGGATCGTGGCCGTCGCGCGGCGGCTGAATCGGCTCGGAACCGACGAGCTCGAGGTCGCCAAGGGAAACTGATTGCCCGGCCGGAGCGGCGGTTCTATTTCGCGCTCGCGCTCCGGCTGGGCCTGACCGTTCGCGGTCTGCTGGCGTCGACCGACAGCGCGGAACTCACCGAATGGATGGCCTACCTCGAAATCGAGGCCGCCGGCGCAAAACCGGCCGCCGACGAAGACGAGGTATGGCGAAAGGCGTTCAACTGTGGCTAGCCTAGGCTCACTGACCATCCAGATGGCGGTCGACACCGCCCGCTTCCAGGGCGACCTCGGCCGCGCTGCGTCCATCGCCGAGTCGAGGATGCGGAACATCCGCGACACCGCCAAGCGCACCATCGGGCAGATCATCGCGATCGGTGCGGCCGCCTCGGGCGCGCTGGTGGCGGCCGTCAAGTCCGGGATTGACGCTTCCGACCAGATGTTCGACTTCGCCGCCGCGGCCGGCACGAGCACCGAGGCGATGAGTAAGCTCGGTTACGCGGCCAAACAGTCCGGCTCCGACGTTGAGACGGTACAGAAAGCGCTCGCGCGTCTGGCGGCCTCTGGCGTCAAAGACTCGGCCGCAGCCTTCCTGCGGCTGGCCGACGACGTGAGGGCGCTCAAGGATCCCACCGCGCAGGCGGCGCTCGCCGCCGACGTGCTTGGCCAGCGCCTCGGCCCGCAGCTCGTGCCGCTCCTGCGCGAGGGCAGCGAGGGAATCCGCGCGCTCGGCGACGAGGCCGACCTGCTCGGCGTGACCATCTCGAGCGGCGCGGCGAAGGCTGCCAGCGACTTCAATGACCGGCTGACCACGCTCGCGGCGACGTTCTCCGGGTTCAAGAATCAGCTGGCGGCCAACCTGCTGCCGAGCCTCACCGCGGTCGCCGACCAGCTCGTGCGCGGCGCCAAGGAGGCTCAGGGGTTCTCTTCGTTCGTTGACGTTGCCGCCGGCGTCGTGCGCGCGTTGACCACGTTCGTGGTCAACCTCACGTTCGGCTTCGATGCGCTCGGCCGCACGATCGGCGCCCGGCTGGCGCAGCTGCAGGCGCTGTCGAAGTTCGACTTCTCCCGGGTTCGCGCGATCAATCAGGAGCTTCGCGCCGACCTCTCCGCGATCGGCCAGACCAGGCAGGGACTGGTCTCCGCGATCTACAACACGGACGCCGGGACCAGTACGGCCAAGCCGTCTCCGCTGGTAGCGCAGACCGAGGCCATCGCGACCTCGGCCGCCAAGGCCAAGAAGGAAGTCCTGTCCTTCGGCGATGCCGTGCAGTTCGCGCTGCAGGATATCGACGCCGATAGTCGAAACACGGTCGCAAAGGACGTTCAGCGCGTCGCCAACGAGACCAAGCGCATGGCCGGCGAGCTCGCCGAGGTCTGGAAACCCGCGCAGCAGGGCCTCAGCGAGTACCAGGAGTTCGCGCTGCAGGCGGCGCG